TTATGTTGATCATAGTCGCTTAGATGGACATGGGTATCTCGGAATTATGTCCGGTTTAATATACGGTGATTCATATAAAGTTCAGCTAGAAGTGGATCCTAATACTGCGAATCCGTACAGGTGGCACTCTGCATATGGAACCCTTACAGGTCTTGTATGGGATTAACGAACCCACTTTGCAAAAAACCTCCCTAAAAAGTAGATGAGTGAACCTCTACTCTTTGTGGACACATCAGAGAGCAATGTCACTGTCACAGGTAACTTAAATGTTACCGATTTAACTACCCTAACAGGTGACACTCGTATCACGGGAGATACGAGTATCACTGGAGATACGAGTATCACTGGTGAACTCTCTGTGAGTGGTCCTACTACCGGTCCGAATCATGGGTCGGCATCGATGCTTTATTTACTTAATTCGCCTTATATAAAAGAATGGCAATGGACGGGTGGTATTAGTAGTGTACTTCGCGTCACATTCACAACATCAGAACTACCTACGAACTGTAAAGCTATATACGCAGACGTATTTATGTCACAACATAGCGCCAACGATCATGTTGGTCATGCTTTGGGTAAAAATGTAGGACAAATGACAATGTGGACAGCCGGTAGAAATGTTCGCCCTTCATCCCAATTTGGAAACTTGACGGCGCAGCAGTGTTTTTTATCTATGCCGGGACAGACTGATGGATTTGAATACTATTTTGGTAACTGGTGGAATTCGTGTATCATACCACTCGATACTCAAAATAAACTTTACCACACGGTTTCAGGTGAAGGTGGCAGTACCCAGTCGTGGATATATATGGTCATTAAAGGGTATTTCCATTAAGGTTATGCACTATACAGATACAGATCAAGCTACCAGCGACGAAGCTGTCTATTACACACATTCAACATTGTATCTTAGATAATTATTCTCTACCCTTATATTAATTATGGCAACCCATACATTAAACTTTCCAGGTGCCAATCTGAATGCCAGTGAAAGTACAGTTGATACCGCTACAATTGGTACTGGTGGTCTTATTATTGATACCGATACACTGGTAGTCAATGCATCTACAAATAGAGTTGGTATTGGTAGTGATGCACCAACTGTAAGTCTAGATGTAGTTGGTGGTGTAAATATCAGTGGTGTGACAGAATTAACTGGTACAGATCATGCGACTGATGTTAATACAGGTACTCTTACGGTTGCCGGTGGTATAAGTACACAAACAAACTTACACGCATTAACAGTATACACACATGGTGGTCTTGTTACTAACAGATCAGGTACATGTAAAAAAACATATTCTTATACAACAACTTTACCAGTCGATGCAACGGTAAGTACTGCAACCTTCACTATTGTTTTTTCAAATCACGTATTTCAGTCGAGGATATACGCAACATTAGTTGAAGGTACATCTACAGTAAGTAGTTTTATACAAGACATTTGTGGTGGTCATATTACTGGTCTGACACCTGCAAATATAATATTAGGTACTACGACAGTGGTTGGACACAGTGGTGCACCATGGTCTAGTGTAATAACAACAAATACAAATACAGTTGAGTATAAGGTTAATGAGGATATAGTTGGTAATGGATATTATGATGTATTTGTTGAATATCTTTCATCACACGCGGATGGTAGAGTGTTAAAATTTACAAAAGGTTCAGAGCTTGGTGGGCAAGTGGATGCAATTACGTTTAATTATTAAGTTTAAAAAATTGTATATTAGTAATAATAGGATGACGACACTTATCCAAACATTCGGAGGAAATATAGGGATAGGCACCAACGATCCAGGAAGTTATAGACTACGAGTGGATGGTGGTGTTAGAGTATCTTCTTTAGAAGTTGGGGGGATCAGTAATGCAATCGCCCCAACTGGTTTAATTGGAATATGGAAAGGTCTTCAAAGTACTATTCCTGCAGGATGGGTTATATGCGATGGTACTAACAACACTCCAGATCTAAGGAACAAGTTTATTCGAGGTGCTTCGGGGGATGCAGCACCTTCTCCCACAGTTGTAAATACTGAAGGTGGGTCGGATAATGCGACCCTGACCGAACCTATGTTAGCCTCACATAGTCACACCGTTTCTGTAACTCAAGGAAATACTCAAGATAATCACAGTCATAGTACAACTAACAACAACGCACCTCATTATCATCAGTCGAGCAATGCCGGTAATCATAGGCATAACTCCCAGGGGATGAATTGGCGACAAGCTGGAGGTTGGATTAATAATAACGTCGGCGGTGGTGGGAACCAATACGCGTTTCACGCTGCGAATCATCTTAGTGATGGCAACTTTAGTGGGCACAATGATCACAAACACAACTCAGTCCCCGCCAGCAACGCGAACCACGATCACGGTCAAGGACAGCACCCCACCTCCCCTGCACCACATGCCCATCAAGGACAAGCAGCTAATATAGGAAATGGAGATGCTATACCCGTAACAAATCCATATTATGCACTTTATTACATCATGAAAACATAATACGTTTAATTATTAAGTTTAAAAAATTGTATAGTAGTAATAACAATGACAACGAAGGTTGGTGTCTTTGGAGGAAATATTGGGGTAGGCACCAATAATCCCGGAGATTATGATCTAGATGTAGTTGGTTCACTTCGAGCTAACACAGTGGATTTCGGTGACGCTGCTAATGCACATATCCCATCCGGTTTTATTATGATATGGAAAGGTCTTCAAAGTAATATTCCTACAGGGTGGGTTATATGCGATGGTAATAACGACACTCCAGATCTAACGGATAAATTTATTCGATGTGCTTCGGGGGATGCAGCACCTGCTACCACAGTTGTAAATACTGAAGGTGGGTCGAATACCACGACCCTGACCGAACCTATGTTAGCCTCACATAGTCACATCATTACTGTCGATACTGGGAGTGCATCACATAGTCACGCGGTCAACAGTGGGGGTCGTTCGCATAATCATGGCGTGAACAATGCCGGTGCTCATAGGCATTCCATGCAGCGTATTAATTGGCGACAAGTACCAGGTTATATTAATATGAACGTAGGTGGTGGTGGTGGGCAGTGGGCGATTCACGCTGGGAATCATCTTAGTGACGGAGCGATCGGATCAACGGGCTATCATTCCCACACGTGGTACCAGTCAAGATCCGGCAACTCGAACGGCGCCCCACATGGTCATCAGGGAAATTATGCAAGTGCACCACATGGACACCAATCGAGTTCAGAAAATACAGGAAATGGAGATGCTATACCCGTAACAAATGCATATTATGCACTTTATTACATGATGAAAACATAATACGTTTAATTATTAAGTTTAAAAAATTGTATAGTAGTAATAATAGGATGACGACACTTATTCGTACATTTGGTGGAAATATAGGGATAGGTACCAACGATCCAGGAATTTATAAACTACGAGTGGATGGTAGTGTTAGAGCAACTTCTTTAGAAGTTGGGGGGGTCACTAATGCGCATATTCCAAGTGGTGCAATTGGAATATGGTATGGAAATTCAACTGATATTCCTACAGGATGGGTTATATGCGATGGTACTAACGGAACTCCAGATCTATCGGATAAAATTATTCGGTGTGCTTCGGGGGATGCAGCACCTTCTCCCACAGTTGTAAATACTGAAGGTGGGTCGGATAATACGACCCTGACTGCAGACTCTATGTTAACCTCACATAGTCACACCATTACTGTACATGCTGCGAATTCACCACACAAGCACAATGTAAGTAATCAACAAGCGGGACATACTCATGGTAATAGCAATCAAGTGGATCAACACTATCATAACGCATCCGGTATTAATTGGCGACAAAATCAATACTTCATTAATAGTAATGTCGGCGGTAGTGGGAACCAACTCGCAACTCACGCAGTGCAAGGTCAGAATGACTCGGCGATAAGTCATGCCGGCGGTCACAATCATAATCTACCAACACATAACCTCCAACATTCCCATGGGGGTTCGAGTACTCGATCTGTACATTCCCATACCGCGACTGCTGAACAAACAGGAAGTGGAGATGCTATACCCGTAACAAATCCATATTATGCACTTTATTACATCATGAAGCTGTAATTTTATATTTTATATTTTATATCGTAGTGACTCACACTTAAAAAAATAAAGTCTCACTATAATATAAAATGTCTGGTGGTATTGCCCAACTCGTCGCCGTGGGTGCACAGGATGTGCACCTAGTAGGCCAACCCGAAATCAGCTTTTTCAGGTCTACCTATAAGCGCTATACTAACTTTTCCCAAACCGTGGAACGTCAGGTGATCCAGGGTAACGTGTCCAACAATGGTATGTCTACCGTGCGCTTCGAGCGCAAGGGTGACCTTCTCAACTATGTGTACTTAGTATGCAACAATGGATCTCTTGTACAAGCGGAGTCTGATTGGACTGATCTTATTGACAAGGTCGAGCTCCTCGTGGGTGGACAAGTTATTGATGAGCAGGATTCTACTTACTCTACCCTAATTGCTCCTACTCTCTCCGCTACCACTTCTTCCAAGTCCGTCGCGGGTGATCTTTTCGGTGGTTCTACAAATGAGAACTTCTACCCACTTCGCTTTGCATTCTGTGAGAATTGGCAGACTGCTCTTCCACTTATTGCCCTCCAGTATCACGACGTGGAGCTTCGAATCACATGGGGTGCTAACGCCAGTGATTCCAGTCGCAAGTGGGATATCTATGCCAATTATGCGTACCTCGATACCCAGGAGCGTGAGTTTTTCGCTTCCAACCCTCAGAACTTACTGATTACCCAGGTCCAGAAGACTATTAAGTCTGGTGCCAAGATTCAGGAGCTTAACCTGAATCATCCCGTCAAGTATTTGGCGGCTGCTTCGGGTTCCGCGGTGAACATTCTCGGTCATGATGGCTCTGTTGACAACAAGCTTAAGCTTCAGATTAATGGTACCGACGTTGCGGACTTCAAATTTGCCAATCCCAATTTCTCCGTGGTTCCCCTTTACTACCACACTACTAACGCCGGATCCGCGGTTGCTTCTGCTACCGTTGAGAAGCTCTTCTTTTACCCCTTCTGCCTTGACGCCGGTAAGGTTCAACCAACTGGTAGCCTGAATTTCAGCCGCCTCGACTCTGCTCGTATCGTAAACGACCGTAATGATTCCGACCAGGATATTTACGCAGTGAATTTCAACATTTTACGTGTGGAAAATGGTATGGGAGGTCTCCTTTACAGTAATTAAATCTCTTTGTAACTAATAAAACATATGTGGAACGTAGTTTTCCTACTCGCCATCGTTTTTGTATTGACGTATGATCCTAAATCCAGGACACTTGAAAAGTATGTTGCTCACCCCACATCACCTACCCAGAAATCATGTGAAGATACGCATTACCAATCCGTCCAATTTGCCCAAAGTCCATATGATTGTCCACCATCAGGAAGAACTCAAATGGGTGCTATCGTGTAGAATACTTAAAAAGAAGGTGTGTATCTAAGTTATAATGATTGCAATGGACCGTGAAACCCTCATGATGATAGCCACCATCGTAGCTATCGCTGGTGTCATTTTCCTATTTAAGGAGATGAACAAGCAGAAGCAGGACCTTGAAGGTCTTAAGAACTTTTCCAGTACCCTCATCCAGAGGATGCGAGCACCCGAGCCTCAGATGGTTACCGAAGATGAACCAGAGGTTGAATGTGAGGTTGCTGAAGAAAAGAAGGAGGAATAAACATATCCGGTTATTATAACTTGCGAATGCGCAATGAAAAAATACAAAGCTATAGCTATACCTGTCAGTTTCGTTGACGATAAGCCTCGTTTTCTTACAGTTAGAGACCGAAGGTTTAAGGAATGGATATTTGTCACAGGTGGATGCAGGCGGAGAGAAATTTTCAACCCGATCAGATGTGCCCTAAGAGAATTAGAGGAAGAGACTCGTGGTGTTGTATCACTTAAAAACGGTGAATATACCGAATTTAAGTTTACAGTTAAAGAGAGTCCCATGATAGATTTGGAATACAATGTATTTGTATTCTATGTGGACTATAATAGAAATTACCAACAATCACTGGTAAGAAAATTTTACGAAGAAAAGCAGAAGATGAATCTTAGGAAGATACAGAAGCTACCAATAAAAAAGACTTATGATGAAAATGATTATATGAGTTTTGACACACTCGAGGATTTCAATTCACGTAGACAGTGGAAACTTATAATTGACAATGTTTTGAAAAACCCAAAGTTTTATTCGTGTGTAACTTCTCTCAATAGAAAAACCTTCTCTATTAAATAGAATGAAGTCAAAGGCTTACATCCTTCTACAGATTAGAGAACTTTTGAAAAAAAATCGAGGATTTTGTGATGAAGAAGTGGATATATGGGCGAAAGAGAATGAGAAGAAAACTGTGTATGAACTTTTAACTTTTAAGAAGGAAATTTCTCAGAGTCAGGAATACCATGATGTCTCTTGTGTGAGATGGTTTAGAGAAGAAGATCAATAACAAGGTATGTTTAAGAAGTGGTGTAACCACAATAATTTCAATAATGCAACCAACTTATCGCATGTGCTCATGGACGGTGGTGTCCTTTCCGTGCCATTCGATAGATTGAATGACTTCTATGAAAAGTATATAGAAGCTGTAAAGAGTGGAGAAAAACTTTACGTAGTAGAACAAAAGACAGAAACTTATAATTTCTTCGTTGATATAGACTACAAAGATGACGTGGCTCTAACATTAAGTGAGATTCAGGATATTTGTAAAATTATTTGTGATAAGGTTAAACGTCACGGTGGCAAAGAATGTCTTATATCTGTTTCTCCTCCTAAAAAGGCGGGTGAATTTGTTAAGACTGGTGTTCACTTGAATTGGTCTG